GCCACATTGCGTGGTTTAAATGGTACTGAAGAATCTATGGTTTTAGAAAAATTATTAGGACCAGAGATGGAAGACGTAGGAATGATGATAGCATCAAGACCTGCACCAACTGCAATGCCTAAAAAACGTGGTTTAGCTACACGATAAACTAGCTTATTTGCTGGCTACTCATCCCCCTACCAACATAGGCTACGGTGGCCCCAGTTAGGAAATAACATGAACGAAACAGTAATGGCTGAAGAGCCAAAAGCAGAAGTTAAGGTTGCATTTGCAACACGTAAATACTCAAATGATGAAAAACGTAAAGCTGAAGAAGAAGAACTAGAAGCCCTTATAAAAGAAAATAAAGGTGAAGGTGAAGAAGAAGAAAAGGTAGAGGCAGAAGAAGCTGAACCAGATAGTGCAGAAGCAAAAACATTTAAGAAACGATACGGAGACTTACGTAGACATTCTCAAGAAACAAAAACATCCTTAGAGAAACAGATTAATGACCTTCGTAAACAACTTGATAAAAGCACTAAACAAGAAATTAAACTACCAAAGTCAGATGATGACATAGATGCATGGGCAGAACAATATCCTGATGTAGCAGCAATCGTAGAAACTATTGCAATTAAAAAAGCACGAGAACAATCAAAAGATTTAGAAGATCGTGTAAAAGAAATAGATGCAATGCGAGAGACTGCTAATAAAGAAAAGGCAGAAGTTGAGTTAATGAAACTCCACCCTGACTTTGGTGAAATAAGAGACAGTGATGACTTTCATAACTGGGCAACAGAACAACCTAAGTGGGTTCAAGAAGCTCTATATGAAAATGATGAAGATGCTAGATCTGCGGCAAGGGCAATAGACCTTTACAAGATAGATAAGAACATCACACCTAAAAAGTCATCAACCAATAAAGAAGCTGCACGTTCTGTAAATAGTAAACAGACACGTAATACTCCAGAAACTGACAGGAGTAGTGGTGGCTTTAAAGAATCTCAAGTGTCTAAAATGACGGCACAAGAGTATGAGCGCAATGCAGATGCTATAATGGAAGCTATCCGTGCAGGACGTTTTGATTATGATGTATCTGGAAATGCTCGTTAAAAGAGATTGACAAATAGAAAAAAATAGATATAACTATAGTCATACTCTTTAGTAGCCCCAGTTTAACTGGTTACCTACTACACTAACTAAATCGCAAAACAAGAAAAGTCTTTAAGATTACCTGATAAACATGGCCTATTAAATACATAGTGGCGCAACCTTGTATGAGATACACCCTACGTAAGTCAGCCCCGTGAGTACATTTGATTGATTTGCATCTGTGAAATATGCTATAAATAGGAGATTATACAATGGCATTTAGTTCCGCAGCAGGTTATGGAAACCTGCCTAACGGTAATTTTAGTCCAGTAATCTACAGCAAACAGGTGCAACTTGCTTTCCGCAAGTCATCTGTTGTAGAAGCAGTCACCAATAACGATTACTTTGGTGAAATTGCTAACATGGGCGATACCGTTAAAATAATAAAAGAACCAGAAATCACAGTTAAGGCCTACACACGTGGTACAACAATTCTACCACAAGATCTTGACGATGAAGATTTCTCGTTGACAATAGATAAATCTAATTACTATGCTTTTAAGATTGATGATATTGAAGACGCACATAGCCACGTAAACTTTATGAGCCTTGCTTCTGATAGAGCAGCTTATAGATTGGCTGACCAGTTTGACCAAGACGTACTTGGTTACCTATCAGGTTACAAACAATCATCCATTCACGGATCACCAGACACAGTTAACTCAACTGTAAATGGTTCTGTGGCAGTTTCAACTGCAGGAACAGATGAACTTCTTTCCAGCATGAAACTAACTAAAGGTGATTTTGGTAACATCACTACCAGTTCAGCAGGAAATCACTCAATTCCTCTGACTCCACGTATGCCGGGTGCAACATCCTTGCCAACAGCTACAGCGTCACCAATCATGGTGATATCTCGTATGGCTAGACTACTTGATCAACAGCAAGTTGATACCAATGGTCGTTGGCTAGTTGTAGATCCTGTGTTTATGGAAATGCTTCGTGACGAAGACTCACGCCTACATAACGCAGACTTTGGAGAATCTGGAAGTATACGAAATGGCCTAGTTATTAATAACTTGGGTGGTTTCAGAGTATATAGTTCAAGCAATTTACCATCAGTAGGAACAGGTCCGGGAACTTCAGGTTCTGCAAACCAACTTACTAACTATGGTGTAATTGTAGCTGGACACGATTCTGCTGTTGCTACTGCAGAGCAGATCAATAAGACTGAGACATATCGTGACCCTGACAGTTTCTCTGACATTGTTCGTGGTATGCATTTGTATGGCAGAAAAGTTCTTCGTCCAGAAGCTCTTGTTAATGCCGTATATAACGCAGCTTAAAGGGAGATTAAAAAATGGCTACTATAACATCACTTTTACTTCCTGCAACAGGTAACTCCAACAGAGGACGTATGCCTTATCAAGTTGAGTTAAGTATTGACTTGACTGCACAGGCTATTGATTGTTCATCTGGTGACGTAGTACAATGTATTACACTACCAGCGAATACTCATATTCTTCATGCTGGTGTTCAAGTTGTTGAAAGCGCAACACAGAACACAGGTACAGATGCTACCGTAACATTAGGTGCAGCAGACGCTGACGAATATGTTACAGCATTTGATATTGATGGTGCATCAGACTTGGCATATGCTCCAAGTGTTACACCTTCAGCAGAAGTTGTCTTGTCTTCAGCAGATACACTAGACCTAACTTTTGCAGGTTCTGGTGCTACCTTCACAGCAGGTAAACTTAGAGTTTACGCTCTATTGATGGACGTTTCTGAACAAGGAAGTACATCAGCTAATGAAGTTGATAGAGACACATTAGCATAAATATACTAACTGGGGGCTGGGTCTAACTTGGCCCCCTAACCAGATTTTTATGAAAGATTGTATCTATGGCAGAATCCTACTTAACCTTAACTAATAAAGTACTTGCACGATTAAATGAAGTTGAATTAACAAGTTCAACCTTTTCTTCGTCTAGAGGTATTCAAACTCAAGCTAAAACAGCTATTAATGAAGCTGTTAGATACATAAACCAAAGAGAATTTAATTATCCATTTAATCATGCAACAGACTCAGAAACACTTGTTGCAGGTACATTTAAATATAGTTTACCAACAACAGCTAAACTTGCTGACTATGATACCTTTCGTATTGTCAAAGATTCTGACTTAGGTACAAGTGGTGGTAAATTAAATAGTATGAACTACAAAGAGTATATTGAAAATCATGTTACTCACGAAGATGAAATTGTAACCACAACATTAAATGGATCACATTCTAGTTCTGTAACTACACTAACACTTACATCTACCACAGACTTTGATTCTGCAGGTAGTGCTTATATAGGAAGTGAGATTATATCTTATACGGGTGTAAGCGGAAATGACTTAACAGGTGTTACACGTGGAACACAATCTACTACAGCAGCCCTACACTCTAGTGGTGTACAGGTAGCACAGTTTGATAATGGTAGTGCGCCAACACATGTAGTAAGAACACTAGATAACAATTATATATTGTATCCTTGCCCAGAAAAAGCATATACTATAAAGTATGATTACTTTACATTTCCTACTGATATGGCTGCACACGACAGTACAACTACTATACCTGACAGATTTGCAGCCGTTATTGTAGATGGTGCAACTGCATTTATATATCAGTATCGTGGTGAGACACAGCAGTATGCAATTAACTTTACTAGATTTGAGCAGGGCATAAAGAATATGCAAACTTTACTAATAAATAAATTTGATTATTTACGGTCTACTTATATAACCAGAAATCATATAGGAAGTCCTACTTCAACATTTAGGTCTATTTAAATATGGCTGATCAGTCAGGAGTACAACCGTTTTCGTTTAACTGTGAAGGCGGTTTAGTTTTAAACAAGTCTACATTTATTATGGAACCCGGACAGGCACTAGAGTTAACTAACTTTGAGCCAGATGTTGAGGGTGGATACAGACGTATAAATGGTTTTGAACCGTACGTTTTTCAACAAGTTCCTGAAACTACATTAAGTACTGAACCTATACTAATGTCTGCACTATTTAATAACTACATTCTTGCTGCTAGAGGTGAGAAGATATTTAGTTCAGCCAGTACAACACTCAGTCAAAAGATTGCTTCATCTACTGGTATGACAGGATCTGGAACTATTAATGTAAAGTCTACTACTTCATTTAGCTCTAGTGGTACTGTAGGTATTAACTCAGAAATATTTACATATACAGGTAAGACAGCAACAACTCTTACGGGTGTTACACGGGCTACTAGTAGTACAACTGCTGCAGCACATTCTGCTTCAGATACTGTATCAGAAAGTTGGACAGTAAGAGATACAGGCAGAACATCTGCTTCTAAATATAAGTTTGAAAGATTTAACTTTGATGGCAATGATAAGTTTATTTTTGTAGATCAAGTAAATGCACCAACTGTATTTAATACATCCCTATCTGCAACAGATGTATCATCTGCAGGTGGTGGAGAAGTAAGCACTGTTGTTACAGGTGCTAAACACGTAGCAGCTTTTAAGAGCCATATGTTCTATTCAGGAATGTCTAGTACACCACAAGAGTTAGTGTTTAGTGTTCCGTTTGATGAAGACAACTTTGCTACAGCTAGTGGTGCAGGTAGTATTAAAGTTGACGACACAATCGTAGGACTAAAAG